CGTAAGGTTTTTGGGTATCCTGTAAAACCAGTGGCATATGAGACTGAACCTGTGGCTCTTAAAGAACCTCTTAAAGTAAGAGTGATCACCAAAGGACCATGGGAGCATGCTTGTATGGAGTCATTTCAGAAAGAACTTCTACACGCAATCAATAAATTATATCCTAAACAATTTGGATGTACAATTGGTACATCAATTGAGGACATGATTAGTGATTGGGGTGATGAAGGATATTATCTTTCTGGTGACTATACCGCTTCAACGGATTGTATTTACCAAAACATTTCTAAGGCCCTCATTGAGGGTCTCTGTGTCTTTATTGAACATGAACCAACCAAAGATTATCTAAAATCTGGTCTAGAATCCTATGTTACCTATGGTAACGAGAAGGTGAAGACCAATCGTGGACAATTGATGGGATGGCGTTGTTCATTTCCAATACTTTGTCTTATAAACAAGATTGTAGCAGATGAAGTTGGAATCAAGAGATATGTCATCAATGGTGATGACTTCTTGGCTAAATGCTCTGAATCGGAATACAAGAGATGGTTGGAAACAATTGGACTTGTAGGTTTTGAAAAATCAAAAGGGAAGAATTTCTTCCACAAAGATTTTGGAACGTTTAACTCTCAAATGATATTTAGAGGAAAACATGTTCCAGTTCATAACTTCTACTTGCTCAAAAGTGACAATCCATACTCATATTCTGATTCGATGAAGACATTTAATAAGTCAAGACTCTTGATCAATAAACATTGTCTTAAAGTTCTCCGAACTACACCTCAGAGTCTCTCTGTTCCCCGATCTCACGGGGGACTTGGATACTCTTTTGGTGAAGAACATAAGATTGATAGAAAGGTCTATCTAGTTAAACTTGCAAATTCTCAAGGAAAATGCAAAGTTTTAGAAGATGGATCTAAAGTATATCAATCCATCAATGGTCTAAACATGAAAGTTATGACCTTTGAAGGTGAGAATAATAAGTCATCTGTTTATCTGACTAATCAAGCTTTTAAAAAAGGTTGGAAAAAGATCAGAAATGGTTTACCAAATGAACTGAAATCGTGGGTAGAGAAAGGAACACTACAAGATGTACCATCTCTACCTGAAGACAGATATTTGTTTGAACGAGTACCCCTAAATTGGGATGTCGTTATTCGTAAAACAATTGATGTCAAAGTTTCACATATCTAGCTGCAACTAAGGTGTGTCGTTTCTGCATGTTGAACGTTATCAACACGCGAAAGCTCTTTATTGAGCAACCTTTGGAAGGTGCGCTTAAAGGAACATGTACTTTAAGTGTTATTAGGGTTCGAATCCCTCGCTCGGTTGGCG